ACTTTCCTACCCGTGATGATTTCAAAGACTTTTTACTTAGCATATTTAAAGAACCTGGTCAATATGAATTTGATGAGGTTAGTACTATGTTTAATGAGCAAGCTAGACATTTTAATGAATTTAACTTTTATTGTAAAGCACCGCAAGGAACTAAGGATTTTATTATATACTGGAATGACCAGAAGAGTAAATGTAAAACAGGTGCTCTTTATAAGAGCAACGGTAATGCATGGTATATTCCTCGGGATTACTATATGTGGCTAAACTTCCTACCAATATTCAATAAAGAGATTCAAAAGTTTGGCTTTGCTGATATTCGTGATGCACAATATCACATGGCATTATATGAATGTTTAGCAGAACTAAACTATAGACATGCAGCTATTTTAAAGAAACGTCAAATTGCATCCTCATATTTTCATGCTGGTAAGATGATTAACCAGATATGGTTTGAGGAAGGTATTACACTTAAGATGGGTGCTAGTCTTAAAGACTATATCAATGAGAAAGGTACTTGGAAATTCTTAAATGAATACGAGGCTTTCTTAAATAAACACACTGCATGGTACCGTCCCATGAACCCTAATAAGGTTATGATGTGGCAGCAGAAGATTGAGATGGTAGACCCTGTTAATAAACGTAAATCTGAGGTAGGTCTTAAAGGTGTTTTACAAGGTATGTCATTTGAGAAAGATCCTACCAATGGTGTAGGGGGACCTTGTAAGTACTTCTTTCATGAAGAGGCTGGTATTGCCCCTAAGATGGATACAACATTTGAGTACATCCGACCTGCTATGAAATCAGGATTCATGACTACAGGAATGTTTATTGCGGCGGGTTCTGTGGGTGACTTATCCCAATGTGAACCTTTAAAGAAGATGATTACGCGCCCAGACGCAAATGATATATATAGTTTAGATTCTAATCTTATAGATGAGACTGGTGTTATAGGTAGAACAGGTTTGTTTATTCCTGAGCAATGGTCAATGCCACCATATATTGATGAGTATGGTAACTCTAAAGTAGCGGAAGCATTAGCTGCATTAGACGAACAATTTGCTACGTGGAAAAAAGAATTGGATCCGCAGGAATACCAACTTCGTATTTCCCAGCACCCTAGAAATATCAAAGAAGCATTTGACTTTAGAACAGTATCTGTATTCCCATCTCACTTAGTAACTGCACAAGTAAGAAGAATAGAAGACAAAATGTACTCATATGAGTTTCTTGATATATTTAGGGATGAAAAAGGTCAGGTAGCTGTTAAGGATACCAACAAGTTGCCAATCATGGAATTTCCTATTACAAAGAACACAGATGATAAAACCGGAGTACTTGTAGTATATGAGCGTCCAGTTAAAGATCCTGAGTTTGGTATGTATTATGCAAGCATTGACCCCGTGGGTGAAGGTAAGACAACTACCTCAGAATCACTGTGTTCCATCTATGTATATAAAGCTCCGGTTGAAGTAACTCGCAATGATGGTGAAAAGGTTGAGACCTTTATTGAGCATGATAAAATAGTAGCTGCGTGGTGCGGCCGCTTTGATGATATAGTTAAAACTCATGAGCGTCTTGAGATGATTATTGAGTGGTATAATGCATGGACAATTGTTGAAAACAATATTAGTTTATTTATTCAGCATATGATTCATAGGAAAAAACAGCGCTATCTTGTACCACGAAGTCAAATTTTATTCTTAAAAGATATTGGTGCAAATGCCAATGTATTCCAAGAATATGGTTGGAGAAATACTGGTACATTGTTTAAGAGTCATATGATTAGTTATGCCATTGAATTTATTAGAGAAGAATTGCATCAGGATACTACAGATGATGGTAAAATAATTAAAACAACTTATGGTATAGAGCGTATACCAGACATCATGTTACTTAAGGAAATGATGGCTTATCGTGATGGGGTTAACGTCGATAGGCTTGTATCCTTTGCAGCATTAATTGCTTTTGCTAAAGTGCAACAAGCAAATAGAGGTTATAAAAAACGCTATGAAGAAACTGGATCAGCAAAAAACTTGGATAACCGCAATAAATTCAGTAAATTAAATAAGAGCCCTTTTCGTCATATTGGCAATGGGGGTCATACATTTGAGGGCATGAAAATGCCAAGAAGTGCTTTTAAAAACATAAGATAAGCTATGGAAATATACAATGCAATGCAGATTAAGTCTGGGGCTAAGGTTGAGTACAATAAAATGGGTACTCTTAACCAGCCATTGCAATTTTTATCTAAAGAAAAAAAAGATAAAGATTGGTCAAACTGGAATCTAGATTGGCTAGAATGGCAAGGCTTGCGCGTAGTGCGTAGAAATGCACGTCGTTTTATGAAGAACTATAAACTCGCTAAAGGGATTATAGATAAGACGGACTACATAGTAGAAGAGGACAATGAATATGCTGACCTTATAGATACCCTTACAAAAGAAGATGTATCAGCATTAGAGCTTAAGTTTTATCCTATTATCCCTAATGTAATTAATACACTTGTAGCTGAGTTTGCAAAAAGAAATACTCGTGTTACATTTAGAGGCGTTGACGATAACTCTTATAACGAGATGTTAGAACTTAAACGTGCTGAATTAGAAAAAGCAATTGTTGCAGATGCTGAACAACAAATGATGATGACATTATCTGAGATGGGTAAAGCCCCAGATAGTGAAGAATATCAGCAAGCTATGAATCCTGAAAGTATTAAGTCTCTTCCTGAAATTCAAAGTTATTTTAGTAAGACCTATAAATCAATGGTTGAGCAATGGGCGGAGCATCAATTGCAAGTTGATACTGAACGCTTTAAAATGGATGAGTTAGAGGAACGTGGATTTCGTGATATGTTAATTACAGACCGCGAATTCTGGCACTTTAAGATGATGGAGGATGACTATAACATTGAGTTATGGAATCCTGTATTAACATTCTACCATAAGTCACCTGAAGTACGCTACATGTCAGATGCTAGCTGGGTAGGTAAATTTGATATGATGACCGTAGCAGATGCAATAGATGCATTTGGTTGGTTAATGACACAAGACCAAGTAGAAAGTCTTGAGGCTATTTATCCAGTGCGTTCTGCCGGTTACCCTATTCAAGGTTATCAAAATGATGGAGCTTACTATGATGGTACTAAATCACATGATTGGAATACACAATCACCATCTTTAGGATATCGTCAATATACTTCTATGTGGGATAATACTCTTGTAGGAGGTGATATTGTAAACTGGATCATGAGTGATACAGAAGACTTTTATGATTTTGGACAAGTTAACTTACTACGTGTTACTACAGCTTACTGGAAGTCACAGCGTAAAGTAGGACACTTGACTAAAATTTATGATGACGGTACTGTATCGCAAGATATTATTACAGAAGATTATAAGATTGTAGATAAACCTATTTATAATACACGTCTTGTAAAGAATAAGACTAAGGATAATTTGGTATTTGGTGAGCACATAGATTGGATCTGGATTAATGAGGTATGGGGTGGAGTTAAAATTGGCCCACATCATCCATCATTCTGGGGAACTAAATCTCCTGGGGGTATTAATCCTATATATTTAGGGATGAACCAGAATGCCATTTCACCTATGAAGTTCCAATTTAAAGGTGATAACTCATTGTATGGTTGTAAGTTACCTGTAGAGGGCTCAGTATTCTCAGATCGTAATACAAGATCTGTAGCTCTTGTGGATTTAATGAAGCCTTACCAAATTGGGTATAACATTGTTAATAACCAGATTGCAGATATACTTATAGATGAGCTGGGGACAGTTATCTTATTGGATCAGAATGCTTTACCTCGTCACTCATTAGGAGAAGATTGGGGAAAGAATAACTTAGCCAAGGCCTATGTGGCAATGAAGAACTTCCAGATGTTACCATTGGATACTTCTATTACTAATACGGAAAACCCATTAGCTTTCCAGCATTATCAAAAGCTTGACCTTGAGCAGAGTAACCGTTTAATGACTCGTATTCAGTTGGCTAATTACTTTAAGCAACAAGCATTTGAAGTAATTGGTATTACGCCACAGCGTATGGGTCAACAGATTGGGCAAACTAATACAGCAACTGGTGTTGAGCAGGCTGTATCA